CTACTAACTAATTTCGCATTACTTATCTTGCGAAGTAACCATATTCACCAAGAAGGATAAACCCTAACACCACCACGTACAAGACGAGTAGTGACTGTGTTTTCCAGTCCATGTTGAACGGTGGATTTGGGAACGGATCGTGTTAGCGATCCGAACCCATTTCCATGCAAACCGCAACCATCTCGTCCGACTCGATGATGTCTTTCCAGACGCTCATGTCGATTCCTTGCAGGAACAGGAAGAAATGGAGTGCGATCACGTCGGCGTACGCCGAGAACGTTTTCTGCGCCAACTGAGCGCGGAGCACGTTCGCCTCGGAGCCGGTGGCCCCTTCGGTGGCGAGCGCGCGCTCGATCATCGTCGTGTGGACTTCCTTTCGGAAGGCCGGAGACAACTTTTGCGACAGCCGGAGCAGTTCACGAGCCAACCGGTTGCGAATGAACGAGAAGAACGCGTCGTTGGGACGCATGTCGTTCATCCACTGGTCTTCGTCGCTGTCTTTCATGCGATCGAGCAGCACGTTGGTTGCGGAGAACGCGTTCTGCAGACCCAGGATCACCCCTTCGTTGAAGTGCGGGAGCACCAGAGAGGTGTGGATACCGCTGCGGAGCGACGAGAAGTCGATCGCGCGGAAGCTGCCACGAATGTCAACGTTCATGATCGAAACGGCGAACGAGTAACGCTGGTCGACCTTGCGGATCGTACGTTCGTCGAAGTCCACTACTCGCGTGTTGAACGCGGCTGCGCTCAACATTTGGGGACGGACAGGCAGAGCGTCGGCCGCTTGAAATTCTTCAGCCGCCATGAGCACTTCCACCGGGTCGGCGGTCACGATTTCCGTGCCGAGATGTTGTCCCGACCATACGTCCAACGACGCTTCCTTCGTGCGGATCGCAAACCACCATTGCGGTTCGTACAGCTTTTCAGGAAGTCCTTCGTCCGACTGCGCCAGAACTCGCAGGTGAGCAGGGATCACGGCGCCCGCCGCATCCACCGGCACGTAAAGACGGTCCGCGAGCAGGACGGCGACATCATTGATGCCACCACCGCTGCCTTCGGCGTCGATCATGTATCCGGCGTTCGCCCCACGCCAGCCCATTTGCACGCCGTCGGTCAGACTGCTTGCGATCAGGTCGGCACCGATTTCCGTCGAGAAGGTAGCAGAACCGTATGCGCTCTGGACGACTTCAGCAATGCGATCCTTCGTCGCCGTGATGTTGTACGAACCTTCCAGGGTGGAATCAGGAATCGCCAGCACGGCCTGAGCGACTGGCTGGACTTCCGCGCGACGCGAAAGCACAGCACTTACAACTCGGCCCTTCACGTCACGGATCTTGCGAAGCGAGTGATGGCGCAGCGATTCCGCCTTGCCAACCCACGCGTAGCGAGCCGAGGACTTGATAGCGGCGAGCACCACCGGAGCCCACTTTTCGAGCTTCCAGCTATCGCTTTCGGGGGTGATCGCGTATCCGTTCGGGAGCGCAAGAGCTGCGCGCACGAACACCAGGTTCTGTGCGAGCTCTACGACGACGCGGTTGTTCATCCAGTCGTTGGGCACCGACCCTACCAGTTCGCCGACCGTGAGGGCAGGGTCGAGGTGAGCGCGGACGCCACGCACCAGATCGTCAACAACCTTGCTCAGATCGATGATCTCGAACAGCGCGAGACCGATTCCGCGCATGGCTTCCGCCACAGCTTCCGCGAACACGGTCGTGGAGACACGATTAGACGAGTCAATCCCGCTGATACTCACCGCCTTGACAGCCTGGACGACCTGGAACATTGCCACGTCGAGTCGGATGTCGGTGACGGTCACGCGGTCGAAACCGTAACGCATCTGTCGCGAGTACTTGATGTTGTCGCTGACGAGACCGATGTTGATCAGCGTTGGCAGTACCAACTCGACAGTCACCGCAAGCGCTTTGGCGGACATGCCGGAGTTCTGAAGTCCGCGTGCCAGCTGCGGCTTCGTGAACGCCGTTTCGTTTGGCTTCACCATGTTCACAGGGATCATGTCGGTGAGGACTTTGACCATTCCCCTGGATACGAAGAAGCTCGCAACTTCTGCGCGGACGGCTGCGTCGGACAGGGCTTCCGTGACGAAGACCGCGTTGGGCTCTTTGCCCCACACCGGTTCGGTGGTGGACATGCCTTCCCAACGGTCAACGATATTGTGCAGAACAGTGACTTGTAGGCGCGATGACTCGCTCGGAACCGAGGAGGTGTCGCGCATGAGTTCAACGCTGTTGTTGCCGCGGCTGGAGCCAGCCTTGGGTTCGGTCGAATCTTCGGCGCGTGCGTTTTGTTTTGCTTTGGACATGTATTTCTTTCAGAGTTGATCAGTCGTTGGAAGAAGTAGGGCTGAGTGCCCTGCGAGTCACAGAATCCCAGTCGCTCACTCGCGAGGAAATCGCGAGACCGGCAGCTTGCTCGGACACCTGGGTGACGGCTTGGCCGTCCACAGATACACGAGCGACACCGTCCCTGAACGTCAGCAGCAAGGTTCCGGTGTTACGGTCCAGGCCTTCGCCCTGCCGTGACCAGAAGTTCCATTTCGGACCTTGATCGTGCACGATCGTCATGGTCGCGTTGGAGCGAGCCGCTTCAGCCAGAAGTTCGATGACCTCCGGGTCTTTCGTGGAGGGGTTCACCGGCACGTACACGGTTACGCCGAGATCGCACGCGAGGGAGGACCACGCGGACAACCCACTAAGGGCGTCTCGTGAGATACCACTCTTCATCGCGGCGCCGGACCCCGAGGACAGCAGATCCTTGATGGAGTCGAGCACTACGTCAGAGTTTGCGTAAAGCGCTTGAGCAAAGCTTTCCGCAGACTTCTGGTTGCTGCTGGTGTATCCCGAGAGAGGTTCACCGATGCGGACCACCGAATAGGTGTCCACTTCGTGACCTGCCAGGGCGTGGGCGAGAGGAGTCTTGCCGACTCCGCCGCCGCCCACGATGAGACACACCCCGGCCGGAATGATGAGTTTGCCGAAGCTCTTGTTCGCCCAAGCCGCGCCTGGGAGCTGCGACACCAGCGACGGGTGCCGTAGATCTTCAGCGATACGGACCAGCGAGGCCTTCGCCTTGTCTCCTTCTTCCGCGACGTTCGCGTCGCTGTACGGCTGACCGTCGCCGCGGATCGCGGTGATGTGACGGTCGTACCGCACGGTGAACGCGAGCTCCTTCTTGATTTCGTTGAGTGAAGCCAGCGTGATCATCCTTCGCTTGCCGGTGGCAGTGCTGGCCGCCTTGAGGTCGGCCATTCGCGCTTTGAGCATGCCGGTGCTCATGTTTTCGAAACTCATAGCATTGTTCCTTTGAAATATTTCGTTGCAATCTTTTCGACTGCTTCAATCGGGATTTTGGATGTAACCTTTTCCAACACGTTCCGACTCACTTGTGATGCGTCGTACTGATGGTGGATCTTGTCAGGGCTGTCGAGCACCGCCTTATCGATGTCTGAAAGCGCGTCGACGGCCAAGTCCATGCTTGCCACAGCAGTGACCAGCATGTCGTTGAAGTCGCCGTAGATCGCTTCCAAATGGCGTCTGTACACGGACATATGAATAGACCAAGCCTCTCGGCCTATAGGCGTCTTCATGATATTTTCGATCCGCGTCATCACGCCGATCGGCCAATACCGACGATGCCGTCCACCTATCGAGCGCTCGGGAACCCAGAGCTTTTCGAATGGCGTCTGAAGTCTGGGGGACGGGAAGTACTCGAGCGCCTCCGTAGGCTTTACGAGCAACAGACCGGAGAACGCGTTTCCCACCTCAGGGTTAACGACGTAGTGTCCGTTCTGAAGATCGGAGCGATGGACCTTGAACTGGTCTAGATCCGACTTCGTCACCGCCCAGATGATCTCGTCGTCCCCGTTGTTCACCACGCCCATTGGCATGGATCCCTCCAAGAATTTCGACACTCTTCCGAGCACGGGATAGATCTTGTCAATAATAAACAGACTTTCTCCCACCTTATTCAGTTTTGCCATCAGAGATGTCCACGCGTGACCTGAGCGGTTCCCGGCGAACACGGTTTGTGTCCAGTCCGTCGGATCTTTCACCCAAGTGCCTCTCCTACCATCTAAGTCGAGTGGCTTTGCGTAGTAAGGCGACGTGAAGAGTCGCCACGAAGCTTTTACGATTCGTTCGTCCCAGTACTCCTTCATGACAACGTGCGGAAGCTCAACAGCGTCTTTCGACATGCTGCGATCGTACTCCGTCACGTCAGAACAGTAAACGTGCTTGCCGTCTACTACTGATTTGATCTCCTGTTCCGTGTTGATGTGGAACGTAGAAGGGAACCTTTCGAATAAAGATTTCATCGTGCCGGTTGACACGATTTGCAAGAAGCAATTCACCACCCAAGGACCGGCGTGTACAACACGGGCCCGCACGGCAGAGAAGTCGTCGTACGACACACCGTCGATGACCACCTTCTTGTCGGCCGGAAAAACGTTTCCGCGTTTTCCTCCGGACAGGGCATACGTCAAGTCGAAGACTTTCCGCACTTTGCCCACGTCATCGACCTGCCCACGCTTTTGGATGTACGTTGCGTACAGCGTTTCAAAGTCGTTAGCCAACGTAAGCCAGTCGTCGGAAGCTACAGCGTTGAGCATGCGCTCGAAGTTGTCAGGTTCGAACAGCCACTCCGCGAACGCCAATTTCCACTGTACGTCGCTCGAAAACCGTCTCATCCCGCCTGTGCTCAGCTTTGGAACGTTGACCGGCGCCACCACGATGTGCGAAGCAGCCAATTTCCACAACTCTGTCATGATCGCCTTCTGACGATCGGTGTAGCCAGGTGTGAGACCGAGTTCTTTCCTGTATTCCGAGTTGTCGACTGGAGTGTACGACATCGGGGTTTGGAAATAGCCCGCAGGACAACGCAGCCTATCAAAGGTGGCGTGAACGCCGTTGCGAGAAAACAGATCACCGTCCAAATCGACTTTGATCTTGTCGTTCAGCTCTTTGGCGAGCTCGCGCTGAAAATTCAACACTGGCTCATCAAAAGAGTAGACACCCGGCAAGAGTTCGACGGACTTCCTGCTCAACAGTGGCGTCGAGTGCGCCGAGCTGCCGTTCCCGAACGCGGTGGTCAACGAACGGTCGCTTTTCATGGAGACTAGCGACCCATACGTCCTCTTGTATTCCTTTGGAGGAACACGTCCCCAGTCGGCGGGCTCGTCAAACTTTAGCTTCTTAACCGCAGACGCTGATCGGAAGTCTCGTTTTTGCGTAGCCTCAAAACTGAGGTCAAGCATCGGGGGCATCTCCGTCGTCGACGGCGAGGTCAAAGGCGGTGTGCGCCTTGACTTCCCCGCTCGACCGAGTCACGCGAGCGCGTTCCTGGTCGTGCAGGGTCATCCCGGCTGCCCTCGTCTGTGCATCCACTTCGATCGAAAGACGAAGCTCAGATAGGAGGGGTCCGTAGGACACCTTTTCCATGTTCCAAACCGTCTGATCAAATGAAACACTGTAGTCGGCTTTCGGCACACCAGCCAGACATTGTAGTCTGAGACCAAACACGTCGGGGTTCGACGCGAGTATGCTCAGAAGCCGTTCCTGCGAGGCGGGAAACAGTAGCACGGACCGTTCAGGGGCATCCTTTAGGTCGTAGACCGAGGAAATCACCACATAGTTGAGCACGCCGTCATCGGGCAGCTCGGTCGGGTTAGGAGCAACGAAGAACGCGCGCGTGGACGCATCGCCGTCGGTTTCCGGAAGCTGGCGATCCAGCACCTGTTGTATGTTAAGCATTGTTACAGTGGTCCTAAATTTGAGGGAGCGAAGTTCGGAAAGTCCGGCGCATATGCGATGCGTCGGCCTTCCGGAACTGCCATGATGCTATCGATGCGAACGATGTCCGCGTTAGCGGGTCCGGACGCCACCTTCACCCAGTCACCGCCCTTCACCCGCATTACCAGGTTTGAGGACAGAATCGAGTGACGAAGCGCGTCTAACAACGATCGACATTCGACCGGGGAAAGAGAAACCTCCCCCACGAGTCGTACTTCGATTAAATCAGATTCGGATCCGCTATCTTTGACTTTCATGCTATGTCCTAACAACTGCGTCCTCCTCGGTCATCCCCATCAGTGGTGCGACTCTGAGAACTTCGGTTACTTCTGTGTCAGTATGGCTCATGCGAACAAGCCTCCTGAGAGACTCAATCCCGTATCCGAGATAGAGCGCGCTTTTGACCAGCTCGTAAACGTGCGGGTCGTCCATGTGGAGTTCGTTCCACAGGCTATTGGATAGCTTGACTAGCATCCGTCTTGGCGTATACTGCGGCATATCGATCCTGTTATTAAGAGCGTGCAGTACTTACTGGCGCCAGTGGCACCCGGCGGTGTCCCGAAGTGTCGAGACTAAGCACTGTTCATCGCGAGTGCGATCTGTTCGTGCCGTCACGAGTTGCGACTTTCCGTCGTCATGTTGAACGTGACGGCGAAATTATGTTGAATATATCGGTTAAGACGCATGCGAATCCTTACAAAATGGTGAACAAAGAGGGCGTCTCGCGACGAAGCTCACCTGTGTCGAGTCGTTCTCGCGAACTTCTCAAGCCCCTTTCGAATCAGTTAAGAAACGTCAGGTCTTTAAGGATTCATTGGTACTACCTCTAAATCCAGTGTCTGCCCTGTCTACGCCGCGTTGTTTAGACGACGGTTACGACACGCGTACTTAGGGTTTTAATCTAAGAATGCGTCGACTCAGGCGCTCCTTTGGTACGACCTCCGGAGGAATAAAC